ATCATTGGTTTTGACGGCTCGTGGAGCAATGACTCGACTGCTGTTATCGGTGTTCGGTTGCCAAGAGATGAAAACGACAAGCCACACATCTTTACAGTCGCTGTTTGGGAAAAAACCTCAGAAGATGACGCTAGCTGGCGTGTTCCGACCCTAGAAGTCGAAGATGTGATTATTCAGTTCTGCACCAAGTACAGAAATGTGCGAGAACTTGTGTTTGACCCACCACGCTGGCAAAAGACGATGGTAATGCTGGAAGACATGGGTTTTCCAGTTGTAGCCTTTCCAACTTACTCAGCCGCTCGTATTGTTCCTGCTTGTCAAATCTTCTATGACGCTGTAACCGAGCAAACCATCACGCATGACGGCAATCCTGTGCTTACAAGGCACTTAGACAACACTGTGGTCAAATCGGACAGACAGGGAAGAAGAATCACAAAAGAGTCTGCTAGCAGCCCAAGAAAGATTGACGCGGCGATTGCTGCCGTAATTGCTTTAGACAGGTGTATAAATAGCAGTAAACTAGAAGACGAACTAACACCGCAATTTTTCAATTAGGTTGGTAATGACAGCGACAATTCTTCAGGCATCTGGAATCTTGATTATTTCGGTTGGTGCAGCCTTGGTCTATCCACCAGCAGGCTTAGTTCTTCTAGGAGCGGGACTTCTAGTATTCGGTATAGCCATTGAAAGAAGTAAGTAATGCTAGGTAATCTTTTCGAGCAACGAGCTGTTAGCTTTCAGACTGTTTGGGGTGCAGGTGAGCCTTGGGGACTACAAAGCGAAGCTGGCGTAAATGTAACAACTAAAAAGTCTTTTGAGATTGTTGCTTTCTTTTCAGCAGTAAGTCTTATCTCTGACACCATTTCAACTTTGCCATGTGGGGCTTATCTAAGAGTCGGTCCAATTCGCCGACCCTTGAACCCCAGACCAATGTGGTTAGACCAGCCTGACATTGACCTAAGCACGAGAGCAGCGTTCTTTCAGCAGGTCTTTTCAAGCTTGCTCGTTCATGGCAATTCTTACACTCGCGTATTCCGCGATGCACAAGGTCAAGTTGTAAACCTTGTAAACCTAAACCCAGAAAAGGTAGAAGTAGAGCGTTCCAAGGTTGGTCGTAAGGTTTACAGATACGAAGGTGAAAACAAAGTCCTAACAAGTGACGATGTTATTCACATTGTTGACCTTATTCTGCCAGGCGACCTAAAGGGACTAAGCAGAGTAGAAACTCTAAAGCAGTCACTCGGTCTAAACATCGCACTAAGCGATTACGCAGCAAGATTCTTTGGTACTGGCGCTTCTGCTGCTGGAGTTATCGAGTTTCCTGGCAACCTAACCTCAGAACAAGCTAAACAGCTTGCTGATGGCTTTGATGCAAGACATCGCAACGGCTCAAGACGCGCACACAAGACTGGTGTTCTATCTGGTGGAGCTAAGTTTGTTTCTACTCAGACTGACCCAGAATCTTCACAAGCACTAGAGTCACGCAAGTTTGCAGTAGAAGAAATCGCAAGAGCTTTCAATGTGCCACTTCACCTTCTAGGCGTTCCTGGAACAGCAAGCTACGCTTCGGTTGAACAAAACAACCTTCAGTTTATTTCTATGACACTTCGCCCAATAGCTGAAAAGGTAGAGGCTGCTTTCTCACGCTTACTACCAGGAGATGCCTTTATCAAGTTCCAGTTCAACGACTTACTACGCGCTGACCTAGAAGCTAGGATTCGGTCCTACTCAGTTGGAGCGCAAGCAGGTTTCTACTCGACAAACGACATCCGCAGACTAGAAGACTTGCCACCAGTTGACCAAGGCGACCAGTATCGAGTGCCACTAGCCAACATTGATTTGGCTGACACGGAAACCATTACTAACGAGAAGAAGGTTTACATGGTTGCCCAGCTCGTTCAATCAGGATTCTCACCTGCCGAAGTTCTAGCTGCTCTTGACCTTCCAGAGATTGCACACACTGGCTTGCCTTCGGTACAGCTACAAGGTGTTGCTCAGATTGCCCCAGAAGACCCAGAAGCTGTTTACGAGGTCTAATGACTGTCAAGACTTATGGCTACGACCTTGTGGCTAATGTAAGAACACTCGTAGTTCCACCCAGCACTGGTGTCCAGCATGTTTGTATTCACAATCACGAACATAACCAAAACAGGGAAATATTTATTGGTGGGCCAGATGTAACCTTGACCAATGGCATGCATGCTGTTGCAACACAGACAAGCGTTATTCAGTTACTACCGATGGATGAGCTTTACGCAATCGCTGATAGTAATTGCAACCTAAGAATACTGGTGGTCAAATAATGCCTTATTACATCACACAGACAAATCCTGACTGCCCTAACTGGGCTGTTGAGAAAGAGAACGGCGAGTCAATCGGTTGCCATGACTCTAAGGAATCAGCCATTGACCAGGCTGTCGCTATCAGCATTGATGAGGGAACTGAGTTTGTAGGCGAAAGAGCAGCAGTTGGCTCACTAGCTATTGATGACTTTGTTTCTTGGTCCCCACTTGACCCTAAAGTTGCAGCACAGATTGTAATGGTCGAAGGACAATTTGCTGTTGTTCGGTTGTTTAAACATGAAGACGGAATCTTTACACCTAGCGAGAAGCTAATGGTTATCAATGTTTTTCAGTTGGAAAAGATACCAACACCAAAGATGATTGCCTATGAAGTTGAAGAAATTGATGAACCTGAAGCAGAAGAAGGTTCAAATCTTCCAGACAACTACCGACCAGCTTTAGCTGAGGATGTTCCAGAGGGTAGGGCTTGTGGCAACTGCTTTTTCTTTGACGAGTCACGCGTAAACGCAGAGGGGGACAAGGCTTGGTGTGAGCGTTGGGATGACTTTGTAGATGGTGGCTTCTATTGCAACTCTTGGGAATCAAACAATGAAGAACGAGCTATAAATCAAGAAGCCCCTGCCTACATGAGAGCAGCAGCTAGGCGTGGACTTGAATACTATGAAGAAGGTCTAGCTGGAGATGGTGTTACGCCAAAGACCATTAGAGAAGCTAGGGACATGGCCGAAGGTCGCGTATCTGACGATAAGTGGATTCGGTTAGCTGCTTGGATTGCTAGACACCTAGTTGACCTTGACTCACCTGACGCTAATCCTCAATCTGACAACTATCCATCAGCAGGCGTTGTCGCTCATCTACTTTGGGGTTCTGGACCAAGCAAGCGAGCAGCGCAAAGAACTAAAGACTATGCTGATTCGGTTGTTGCTAGAATTAGACAAGAGGAAACTAACAGCATGGACAATAAGAACAAGTGGCTAGATGTAGCGAGAGCTATTGCCCTAAAGATTGACGGACCACAGGCTCAGTCAAAAGAGCCAGAGGTAAGAACCAACAGCGTTGACTTTGAAGTTAGAGCTGAGGGTGACGGCATGACCTTTACTGGTTACGCTTCTGTGTTCAACAGTCCATCAGAAGACTTAGGTGGTTTTGTCGAATATGTTGCTCCAGGTGCTTTCAAGCGTTCTTTACAATCTCGTAACGAGGTCAAACTTCTTTGGAACCATGACTCAGGTGAGCCTCTGGCTTCCCTAAGAGGCGGAACGATGCAGTTGGTAGAAGACTCGGTTGGACTAAAAGTTACAGCAAAGCTTCCAAACACAACAAGAGGCCGCGACATTGCCGAGCTTCTTCGCACTAAGGTAATTGACTCAATGAGCTTTGGCTTCAATGTAATCAAAGATTCTTGGTCAAGAGATGGACAGACTCGCACACTAGAGTCAGTCAGATTGTTCGAGGCAAGTATCGTGTCCTTCCCCGCCTATGCCGCAACAACAGCAACAGTTCGGTCAGCCCCAAGCATCAATGCTGACGAGCTAGCAGACGCTTTGCTAAGGCTAGAGTCTGGTGAAGAACTTGACGACAAGAGTGCAGAGCTAATCACGGATGTAGTAAACAAGCTAAAGGCACAGCCAGAGGTAGGAGAAGTAATTGAAAACGGCCTTGACCTGCTGGACCTAAAGCAAAAACAATTCGACCTACTAATGAAAAGGATTTAACATGGCAAGCAAAGATGAAATCAAAAAG